TTTTTCTACAGTTCTTAGTCCCTGGGATAGGGCAGTTCCAGCTTGTTTGGCTGATGAAGCAATGCCGCCTTCCAATGTGGACCCTGCTTGTCCGTAACCTAAAGACTCCATTTCTTTTTTCATGGCATCCTTCTCTGACACCATACGATTATAGTCTTGTTCATAACGCCACCGCAAGTCTGGATTTGCTGCCTCGTCCATGAGTCTTTTGAGTTTGTTAATGGTGTCGTCGTAGAACGGCAAGCGATATTCCAACTGCGAGAGTCTACTAGGAAATGCTCGTGACATGTCAATGACGGGAGAGCCGTTAGGCTGCAGTCCCAGTCCCTTGTACGAATCGACTTTGGCCCCGTCAAGTTTCTTGAGATAGTTGCGGCGGATGGCAGCAAGCATCGGACTGCCAGCAGCTTGAGCATCTTCAGGACGCCTGAAGGCATTGAAAATATTGGCCATGTCGTCAAGACTGAGATTGTCAAATTCCGCGTCATCAAATTGCCCGTCAGCAGCAATCTCTGCCATTTTAGATTGCTCGGGCGTAAAAGGCTCAGTCACAGACTTGGTCAAAGTATTCGCACCTGTTTTGCCAAGGTTGTTCAATGTTGGTGCCTCAACCAGGTCTTGATTCATCTTGAGCAGCTCATCGCGACTAAGGGTGCCATCTTTGTTGGCATCAAATTGCCAGTAGTTACTGACAGGAAGGCCAATACTTGCTGCTTGTTTGTCCTTAGTGAGCTGTGCATTGATGTCGGATAGTGGCGTATTGTCGGCAAAGACAAGGTCAGCCAAGGCTTGGTCTGAGGCGTTGGGGTCTATAGCCGCAGTATACTCGACCATAGCTGCCACGAGTTGTGATGCTGCGGCGGGAGTGATACTAGTAAGTGGGGCATCCCTGATGCTTTGAATAGTACTAGCGTACCTGGGGTCATCTGGTGGTACACTAGCCAGCATATTACTATAAATGTTCATCTTTTCGGTTTTGGCCGCACCATCCGGCATTTTCATAATATCACTTAATGCAACGCCCACTTTTTCAGGAGTAAACAAAGAGTCAACATCAAAGCCAATTGGTCTGACAGTACCAACCCGGTACTCTGCACCAAGATTCAGTCTGTCTAACGTAGACTCTGGTACAAGGGCAAGCTTCTTGTCAAATTCCTTGTTCTTGGCAATGAGCGTGTCAGCCCCCTTGGCCCCAGTTTCGATAAGAGCAGTAAGGGTATTGCTGTGTTTTTCCAAAAACGTGACCAGGTCTGGTGATTCTTTCCGAAGAGTTTCGACTAGTGCTTTGTCGGTGCCTAAGTAAAAGGCGCGGGCGATATCTTCAAAAACGTCAGTGTTCAAGAGTTCGTCAATGGTGTAGGTCTTGCCGGCCAAGTCAATCCGCGTACCTTGGTCAATATCGTCAAGTAGCTGCTGGTATTGCAATTCGGCCCCGGCTATGCCAGCTTCTTCTAGCTGCTGCCCGACTTGACGCAGAGCTTCGCGCTCGGTCTCAGACATCAGGGCCGAACCGATACCGGCAGTGACCGCTTGAGTTTCACCAAAGGTCTCTTGTTGAATCTGTGCCAACCTTGACTGAAGCCCGTCTATAGTCAAGTTTAGTACTTCATCTCTAGAAAGTTTCAGTAATTCTGCCAGTTCTTCGGGGGTAGTCCCCAAATCTTGCATGTCTTTGAGTTCTAGTTTTTTGTCGCCACCAGTGATTGCCGCCTGCACTCCGGTCTGCAGCTGCGACCCAATGGACTCTTTTACGTTTTGCCAGTAGCCAGCCAAAGCGGTGCCGGCCAAGAGAGCATCGGCAGTAGTGTTACCGAGTTGCGTGTTTAGGTCGTAAATGGCTTGGTTTTTGTCGCCCTCTTTGAGGCCGGCTAGGATATCGATGGCATCTTGTAGCTTTTGTCGGTCCGCGTCCGTAGCAAGATTTTTCTTGGCATCATCAATGGCTTTTTTCTGAGCATCATTGAGTTCAAGGACTGGTACTACTGCTCCTTCACCTGTTGGTGCTACGCTGGTTTGAATGGCAGACTCAATCCACTCATTTACTTTATCACCAAAGGTGCCTAGTGCTTGTGAATATCTTTGTAGTTTCTGAGACTTGGCTTGGTCTACAGGAGTCGGGGCCTCGACTTTTTGGGCCAGCTCGAGTCCGGTTTCTGCCTGTGGTGCCTTGACCGTTCCGGTGACGGCAGCGCTGAGGGCACCTTTCTTTTGGGCCGGGGTACCAGCCATGGCCTGTTGCTGAGGTGTGCCACCCAAAGCGCCAGTGCCGACGGCGGTAATAGGAGGCGCGACGAGACCTTGCTCGGCTGCCAGCTTGTCTGTTGACTGCTGAGTCAGAGCCTGGGCCTGTTTGACTCTTTCCTGTAAAGTCAAGGGCTTGAGTGCCACACTACACCTCCGTACTAGGTATAGTACTATGGTCATTGGACTTTGTCAAGAACCTAGTAAGGGCAGGTACTTCGGGCCGTAGTACCCGAAAGGGGTACTATAGGTACTATATGGGTACTAGTATCAGTCTGTGTACACAGTTGTGTCCCCGCTCTAGGCAGCGACTCCAGTGTCACGCCTACATCGGTACGCTGCACTAGCCCTGGACTTGCCGGGCGCTGACGGTACGCAGCAGTAGTAGTTGGCTTTCGCCGGGTACCAGCGAGCAACGACGGGTATGTACCCATTGTACCGCGCTCCGGCAAACTGTCAACTACTTTCCTTTTCAGCCTTCGGTTTCAGCAGCTTGCTTGACGCCAGCTCCACTCAGCCCTGCCACCACATAGCTCATGCCAGCTATCTCCACGTTCTCATCTTTGCCATTGTTGATAATTTGAACACCAGCGTAGAGGCACTTGCGCTTGGGGAACGAGTGCATGATGGTCGTCACCGATTGACCCACGGTGCTGCTCATACCATCCTTGACAGCACTAGACGTGACAACTTTGTACGCGGTCGAAAGCTGATACTCAGTGGCCATGTCGATAGCCATGCCGAGCGTTGTTGACTCGCTGTTGACATTGGTACGATAGTGGACCACGACGTTGCTCACGGCCTTCCTGATGGCTGTGTTTTCAAAAGCAGTGGCTCTTGTTTCTACAATACTCTCAATCGCTTCACTGCCGTCACGATAATCCGAAGCCTCGCTCGAGTTTCGGATGCGTTGCACCGTACCGTTTACGTCAGCAAAGAAAGCATCTTGGGACAGGTTGCACCAGCCTGTAGCAGCGTGGTTTGTGTAACGAGTCCAGCCCCCTAAATTGCCTTCAGCTTCTGCTGTATATGCATACACGTATACTTCTTCGTTCTCGGCATATGATTTTATACTGTTTTCTACCATTGGGACTGAAAGCTTGTATTGCTTGCCGATGCCGTAGTGGTGCCCTTGCATGACTGACAGTGCCGCCAAGTCTACGCGCTCTTGCCAATTACGCTCCATGAACCGGCCTATGTACTCGATGCTCAAGTTTTTGCGGAGCACGTAGATGCCAGATTCATTGGCGAAGGCTATACCGTTCTTGGTGTTGGTGATACTATAGGGAGCAGTACAGCCTAGTCCTTGGGTTTCTAGGCGCTGGACTTCCCGAGTATTGACGTTCACTAAGTGGATACTGTTTTCTTTAAAGACGACAAGAACGCTGTCTTGCTGTGAGGCGCCGAAGGCCGATGAACCGAAGAAGGAGATGACTCCTGTAATCTCTTGACCGTCAGCAGCGTTAATGTCTACTAGCGAATCCGAACTAACGAGGAGGTCACCGAAAGGATTGCTAAATATTTCTGGGTACTTGGGATAGCTAATGAGAACACGGCTGGGGTAGGGAGTAACTGCTGCCGTTACGGCCACTGCTGGGTCAACTATCTCATCATTGACGTAGGTCTTGTATCCAGTGCCGATGCTACTGACCTGAAGGCTAGGCACTACTGCCTCGGCCCGAGGTTGCTTGACGTACAAAGTACCGCCGGTGGTCAACTCAGACTGAGCCATGAGCCAAGGAACAAAGTTGGCATAGGGATACACGAGGTTGGGGGCAGTGCCGGTTTCTATTGTCACATCAGTCATGCGCATAGTGGCGTTGATGGCCATACCGAGTCGGCGCACTACGTTCAAGTACGGTATGGGGCCGTTGCCGCTAGTCATACTCATGTTGCCGTCAACACCTAGAAGCACTGGCACATCTTTAGTGTTTGTAGCAAATAATGCTCGGTCCGGGAATTGTTTCGGAATAGTTTGTATGTGACTATCTACGTCATTAATGGTAATAGTGTCGCCATTGACTGAAGCTACTTGCCACCAGCCACAATACTCCAACTCCGACCCGTCCCAGAGTAAAGCATGCGTACCAGTGCCGGCAGTTGAAAAGGTGATTGCTGAGCCAGTGTATGTTGGCTTTACCGAAATACTTGCCCCAACCACAACATTGATGTTATTGTTATAAGTGACAGCCGGGCTGACTCCAGTAAATGAAGCAGTTACTCCACCGGCAGTAGTTGTTCCTGTATATGTATGCCAAGCTTTATTTCCGGCTTGGTCTTCTAAGTAAATAGCGCCTGACGTTGGAAAGTTAGCTGTAGCTGCTGACACGGTGACTGTAGAGCCCGGTGAGTTTTGAGTGCCACTAGTAAGTGCAGTTCCTCCGGCGTTACTTGTAGCAACAAAGTAACCCCTGTCAGCAGTAATTTCCGGCGGAAGTTGACCTGTAGAAGAAAAATGAACAAGCGTATTAGCGGCTGGGGGAGCTAAAAAAGATTGAAGGGCATATAAAGTATTTCCAGAAAAGAAAACACCAGATGACTGATTGCCACTAGTTACTGTACTGTGGTATAAGTAGACCCAACTTCCTGCAGTAACACCACCAGGCAAGAATGATATAGAAGTAAACTGAATGAGATTTTCATTACCAGTTATGGGGTAGATGCTACGATACTTTGCAGAGTCAGCACCATTTACTAATTCATACGTGACTCGGTCCACCATGTTAGTAGTAGTGCCGGCGTCTGCAGAATCTCGTCGGAAAAGGAAAGTCTGCCCAGCAAAGCTGCTGTAGCTAGTGTCCTTGTTTGCTATGAAGTTTACTGACAGTGTGGGCCAGTCTGTGACGTTGGCCAAAATGAGACGGTTATCCACTGTGGTCAAGTGCTTGCTGCGAACAGGTTCGTCCCATCCTACAGGAGGCTCAGTCGGTGACAAGACTCGTGCTACTACGTCAGTCTCGCTGTTTGAGAGAAAGTTATTACCGTAACTATCAATAAAATCTATATATCCACTATTCTTAATGAAAGTAAGGGGCTCTGTCTTGAGGCGATACATGACAGGAATGTTGCCGGTAGACGCCATGCTCCATGCTGAGCGGTAGATTTCTAGCTCGATGTTACCGTTGCGATAGTCATATTGGTCCCAGGCTGGTAGGCCCACGAGCCTTAGCAAGACGCGTTGAGAACCCCCCGAGGTTGGTACGACTGTGACTTGGAAACTCTCATAGCCAGTAACAGCACTGGCTGTGGTGACTCCGTTGCGGTCTTTGATGTTGAGCCTAAAGAAGTAGTAAGCATAGTACACGCCGAGTAAGGACGTGATAGTTGCTCCTGTCGGCGGAGCAAAGACTTCGGCAAAAGACAAGTAATCATCGCCAGCTACGGTTGACGTAGCCCCTACCGTTTTCTTTTCTGATACCGTCAAGTCTTGGGTTGTGCCGTTGGAAAAAGTAACTCTGAGAATGTCGCCGACTTTGACTTTAGCTCCTTGTGCTGGAGCTACTTTAATGGTCTTGTCTACAATCTCAGGACTTTCTAAGGACACTGCTGCCAGCGGTATGCCGCCGCCTGCTACGTTTTCTGTGGCGCTAAAGAGTCCTGGCTGCCAAGGTATCATGCCGGCGCGGTAAAGATTGGCCCCGTCGTACTTGTACACTTCGTCAAAGCCGTTGGTAAGGTACATGTTATTTTGTACCATGGCTGAACGAAGGAAGGGTTGATTGTCATAGGGCAATGCAGAAAAGTGCCGTACTACTGTGGACTTGAGCAGATTGTCTGAGATGCTGGGAACTGGAGTTTCGACAGGAAACCATCTCCGTGATACAGAAAAGCTAGGGGGTAGCGATTGATTGTCGTACCACGTAATGCTTTCGTCCAGAGTCACTTTGTTGTTGACAGCATCGACACTTGTTACCACTACTTCCCGGTCTAGTTCAGAGTAATGAAGTACGTCACCGGCTACGATATTGAGGTTGGCAATACTACCGTTGAGACTTCGCAAGTTTACCGTAGCAGAGGTTCTTTGACCGGCCAAGAAAAGACCAGAGTTCAAGAACTGGTAATTGAAACACTGGTTTACCCACACTTCTTTGGTGTACACTTTGTCGCCACTGTTGACAGTAACCGACGAGGCAACAGTAAAGCTCGTAGCTGTTTTACTGGTGTAGGCATAAGTATTCGCGCCGATAACAATATTGCCGGCAGCAGGAAACCCGTCCGTAGAAATTACGGGAATGATATTACCGGTGTACGAAGGTAGTACGTTACCGTTTTGGTCCAGTACTAGTACTTCAGTCTGAGAGTCTTTGTATACTGTGATGTTTGTTTCTTCGCCCCAGCTCGACGAAAGAAGCTTGTCACCTGCCAGAAAAGGACTGGCTTGTTGCAGCGTGATGCGGTCTGAGAACACCCCGCCTCGGCCTGAAGTATTGGTGTCATTGTAGTCGGTAGTAGCCAACTTCGAGTTTTTGACGTATAGCACTAACTCGCCGCCGGGCCCACCGATACCAGTGTCGTCAACGTGAACAACCTCAAAGGTGCCGTTGTGTCTACTATGAGACATTTTTTCAATGGTGAGCTGGTCGCCTGCTACTATAGGTGCTGCGCCATCTCTAGCACCATTGGGAGTCTTGAGTGTGTACTTAGTATATCCGGCCCAAGTACCGGATACTTGATACTCTACACCAGAAACTTTGGCCCAGTGAAAGAGTCCACCAGTAAAGGTGTAATAGCCCCGAGTTCTTTTGTTGTTTACCGGTATTGAACTGGCCTCGTAGAAAGCCGGGCCGATGGTCTGAGAAGTCCCAATGCGTTGATTCAGCGATGCAAACCACGTCGGGAGCATAATTGGTGCCGGAGCTTCGCTGGGGACTAGGGCAGAGAAAAGATTGCCGCCCAAGCCCGCTACGATGTGCGCTGTAGTCGGGGAGCGGTATGAGTCCAGGTGAGTGACCCATCCCCGAGTTCCTACTTTTTTCTCATCGCCGTAAGCAGTCTTGTGGTCTAGTCCATAGATGACTAGCTGCGGAATACTGTCAGTGGCGTTATTTGTTACTGAATCTGTTACAGTAATTTCGTTAGTTCTTACTGAACCATACTGGTAATATATGAAAAAGTTTTGGTCATCAGGACCGCCCGGAGTCCAACCCAGCGTCCATTCCTTGGTGACATCATTGTACAAGGAGTTGTTGACTAATACTTCTTCTAGTAGGTTGACGTTGTCGCCGTCTGCTTTTGTCCGGTATACGCTAAAGAAAAGGAAGGGTGATTCAATGTCTGGTATTACTACGGACCTGGTGCTATTGGTGTTTTCAATCGGACCACCGGACTCGATGGCAACAGACCTAGTTTGAGACAACGGAGTTGAGGACAAAATTACTTTGTAGTCAATGGGACTAGAAGTTCCGTTTGTAATTCCTATTGTTACTTCACCGTCGGCGCTATTGACACGAAAGAAATCAGGCTTTACTTGTTCCCAGTTTCCACTAACATTTTGATATAGTTGATAGACAATGTTGTAGTTGTCGAGATTATGGGTTGCTGCTGGTACTGTTATTACGTCAGTGTCATTTGCTGCGATAGTAAAGGTATCGGGCGATTGTGGGAATACATAAGATTGTCCGCCTACTGCGGTTTGGTCTTTGTAGTACAAAAACGTCTGCCGTATACTGCCGGTATTGTTGACGTAATCGGCGGTAATGTCTTTGGTAGTATTGTCGATTGTAATGCTGTCGGGGAAAATAGTCTCGCCAGATAAGTTCACCGTTGAAGTAGAAAGAGCTTGGCCCACAAACATGTCAACACTGTCAATCGCGTGCTCAGTAAAAGGAGCCGTGATGGTGCCAGTGCCGGTGTTGTAGGCTTTGCGGAGGTTGCTAGTCCACGAGGAGTAATATTTGTTGCTGTTGCCGGCAGTAGTAAACGGGCCGGTGCCTGATGCTATATTACTGCTTTTCCCGTACACCATAATGGGGCCGGGGGTCACACGAGTCAGGTCGATGCTAGAATCAAGGGTGAAGGTAACGCTGTCTGGACTGCCATTAGTTTGCGTCAGCTTGAGGACACGTACTGGAATGTTGCCGGCATGAGAGCTGTAGCCCTTGCGCTTTCTAATGCGACTCTCGACGATATCGACATTGACAAGGTCTCGGGCAAAGCCTGCTTTGATTTGATTCTCAGCAGACCTGGCATCGATGCCTCGGTCAAAGGATGGTTCCTCTACGGTCGTAAATTGTAAGGGCATGGTGAGGTTCCTTAGGGAGCAAAGTCACCCTTTTTTCTTGCTGGGTTTCTTGCTTTTTCCAGCTGATTCCAGGGAGATTGCGATGCTCTGGGCCCTAGGGTACCCCTCGGCCATGAGCTTTTTGATATTGCTACTGACTACTTTATCGCTCTTACCTTTTTTCAGTGGCATTGTCTTGTTCTTTCCTATAACTACTTGATATTACTCACCATGCTGGGCTTCGGCACGCCCAATATCCCGCTGTCAACTTGTCTTTCTTTTCGTCGCAGTTGTGTCTGTCACGAAAAGCTTTGCGTCTTTTGGGGTCGTCTGGGTGATTGGGCATGTCGGCATCGCCGTAGCGAATCAGCTTTTCCTTGTCGCCCACTTTGGCTTTGACGATATAGTCGTGCTCACCGTCGTTGGCTCTACGAGGTTTGTTGGCAGGCATTCGTTCTTTCAAGTCTTTGACGCTAGCCATTACGGATTATCTCCGCCTTTTTGCCTGAGAGGCCAGGCTCTTGCTGTCGTACCAAAGGCTACGCTGCGTTTTTTGATGCGAGCTGTAGGCTCACGTCCAGACCACGTGGTCTTGACTTGCTTCTCGAACTTGTCAAGTACTTGTTCTTCCTCGATGCTGTTGAGTCCTAACTGCCGAGACAATTCTGCTACAGCAAACTGTATGAGAAAGTTCGATGTGGGTGAGGCTAGATACGGGACACAAGTGCCAGTAGCTAGGCAAATGTAATCATCGGACTTGATGCCTACGCCGACAAGACTGGACAAGAGTGGCCGGCCCAGTACTTCAGTACGTCCACCGGTCGGAGTGGTTCTAATATAAATGCGCCCATCGTCTATAGACGCGACTTGAAAGGTTCCGCGAACTTCACCAGTGCGAGAATTGACTACGTTAATGTAGTTTGATAGCTCGTCACTTTCAGTGCTGATGTCGCCGCCTACATTGTCTACAATCAAGTATTGATTACTATCATTGACAACTGTGATGCGGCCTTGGGGCAGTACTAATTCGTCGGGGTTCTTAACGTACCAGATTCTAATGGAAGAATCGCCGCTGGGAGTAGGAACGACTTTGATACTTCGGCCCACTACAGCGTAGTAATAAGGCTCAGTGGTGTTGGTGCCAGTCTCGTAATTGGCTATGTCGCGGTAGGAGATGCGAATCAAGTCTTGGTAAGTAAAGGTGCCGCTGTAAAGGAGGTCTACTTTGACGACTCTGTCCTCGTACGCGTCTTCGGGAAGGGTGTAGTCTGTGGTGCCTTGGACTAGCGGTATCGTGGTCGAAGTAATGTACGGGTCTGGATACTGCCGGGCGTAAATGTCTACAGCATACTCCAAGGCCCGGTTCAGGGCGGGAAGTATGTCTCTGGCGTCGTCGATGGTGTCACGATTTAGTTCGTCAATTCGTGACCTTACCGAGTCGGCTAGTTCTTTTACTGTGTATAGTTTACGCGCCACGGCTCAAGTCCTAGACCATGTACTCTTCGTCTTCGGACTCTTCTTCGCCTTCGCCTTCACCTTCGAGCTTGCCCATGAGGCCGCGCTTTTTGAGTTCGGCTAGAAGCTCGTCGTCGGAAACATCGGCCAGCATGTCAGGAGCGGGAGCTTCAGGTGCTTCGCCTGTCTCTCCTTCGGTCTCTCCGGCCATCTCACCTTCCATGTCGCCCATCGGGCCCATGTCTAGTTCGTCGGCGCTGATTTCCGCCTTGGGGGGCATCTTTAGTTTCTTTAATTTCATGGTGTTACTTCCCTAGTATGTTGAACAGTGACGCGGCTAGGAATCCCGCCACGGTCAGAATAATGGTGGTGACAATTTTGACGTTGCCCTTGAGCCACTCGATGGAGGCCTCTGCCCGAGAAAGACGTTCCAAGTGATTGTCTAGCTTAGCCTCAACTCGTTCGAGTTTGCGGTCCAAGCCATCGAATCTACTGTCTAAATGTTCTTGGAGTTGTCTCTCGTCCACGGCATGAGGCCCCCGTTGAGAATGGTATGTGCTTAAGGTAACATACTAATCGGGGACTTGTCAAGCCATGACTTGTTGTCCAGGGTGATACGAGCTGCCAGAAGCCAGTGGACTAGCTGGTAGTTCTCGTGACCTCGGACATAGGACGGGGACTCGTAGTCATTTAGGAGCAATGCTGCTGAGATGTGACTGTTGCCGGCTAGGGCCTGAGCCAGAGCATCTCTGTAGTGTACCTTGGAAAGGATTAGTTCAGCAATGTCAGTACCGTAGCTGGGACCTCCGACTTTCTTTTGGATAAGACGAGAAAGCAGGGTAAGGTGTGTGGCGTAGTCGGCGTCGGTGGGTCCGTAGAGGACAGGAGAAATCCTCATGAGATAATTGATGTTTCCGTCAGAGAGTCTATAGAGGCCGCGAGCAATGAGAGCCACGCCGTTGGGGCGGAGGTAGACACGGGCTGCAAACCACTCTGGGTAACCCATTATCCAGCTTCGTTCGTAGCCGTACTGCCACAGGGCGTGGAGGGCAGGAACATTTTTTTCTTCGACAAGACCTAGGATGATGCCTGTTATCATGTCGTTACTGGTGGTGGTACGAGACTCGTGAGGTATCTCACAGTCGGCGTAGGGGCGGCGAGTGGGCCGACCGTCGGGAGCTAGGGCAGCGGAAACGACAACCCAGTCAGCTCCGGCAGCACGAGCTACGCCAGCCCACAGAGCAGCGTCACAGTCAATGTCACTGGGCCAGCCGCCGATGTTGTCTTTAGTTTTCTCGTGGAGTTCAGCGAGCTTGGAGTCGTACTTTTCTTGTAGCTGTTCTCGGTATACGGCATTGAGAGCATCACCACAGCCTAGGAAAAGAAGGGAAAAAAGGAGAGTTACTAGTCGTAGCATAGGACACCTCCGACAAGTACTGTGTCATAGTGGAGGCTGGGTGTCAATGCGCTAGAAAAAGAAAACACCCCAGAGGCGTGTGCTCCTGGGGTGTCTTTACTTCTAGTGGGAGAGAGATTAGGCGATTCTAACTGCCAACAATCTAGCCCGCCCTACACATGAACCTGAAGAGTACCCTAAAAGTTGAGCAGTAACATAATAAGGCCCGGTACTTGTTAACGAATTTATATAAAGTGGGGCAGTTGAGGCAGCAAATGAACTTTGGGTATTTGACAAAGCCGACCAAATTCTTGTGGTGTTGTAATCAGGAAAGGATGAAACAGTACTGCTTGTTGTAGTAATACTAAATGCTACGCCTCCGGCCACTATTGCTGACGAGTTTAAAAACTCAACACTAGCGTAAAGCATCCACACACCCGCAGGCAAACTAGTTAGTTGAACTAAGTTTTGAGCAGAGCCGCTAGAAAATGTAGCGTTTCCAGATGATGTAACTGTTGGGGTATTCTCCCCCACATACCCACTCGGCACTGCCTGACCATCGGCCCGGCCGGCGAGGCCACTGGACGAGACCAATCCGGCGGAGACGCCCGGTTGGTAGAGTCCAAAGCCTACAGCAGCCCCTGCGGAGGACTTGCGGACGCGCCAATAAGTTCCGTTTATCCAATCCACCGTTGGAGCGTCGTCGCTTGCGGCACACATATACCTAACAAATTTTACTGAAACATCTGTAGCGTTATCAATTGTGATATATGCACCGGAAAGATTACCAGCTGTGTTACTCATTTGATTGATAACACGGTAACCGCCTGGTGCTGAAAATAAAGAAACATCAGACCAGCGAATTTGGTCTCGTGACATTTCTAAAGTTATCCTATCTCCCGGTTGAATCGGAGTTTGAAACCTAACAACCTTACCGCGCTCTATCGATAAAGCTCCCGTAATTGGTGCTCCTGCGGGGCCGTAGATTGTTTGTGCAGCTGTCGAGTCGGCATCCCAAGTCCCATTTGTAGACGCAGCGTACTCCACATCATTCTGAGCCAACTGCACTGTGCCAGACCCGGCCCACTCGGCGATTGGTACTGTAGCTTTGGCGTAAAAAGTAGAGCCGTTGTTTAAATCTGTTCCAACAAATTGAGTATTGGTTCCAACTTTATTAAAAATTAAACTTGATGTATTAGTTGAGTCGATTCGTAATTCTGATGTGGCTTCGTAGACAGTTCCAGTATATCGCGCAAATTCTCCGACAATAGTTTCATTTGTTGCTGCTGTTAAGTTTATGTTAAGTCCAGGCGGTAGTGGCAGTCTAATACGACTTGTCCCACTGCCTGCTGCGGTTACGCTAAAAACATAGTATATTTCAATATTACTTCCCACACGTCGCCATTGACGGTTGACGTATGTAAATGTGGCTGTTCCGCCTCCTGATATTGTACCCGTATAACTCTGCCATTCCCCTACCACAGCACCTTGGGGTTGGATGCCCGGTCCGACTATGACGTTGGTCACGTAAATCGGGCCAGTGCTCCCGCTAGTGCGAGTAATTGATACTGTCCACGAGGAGGAATTGTCAGTATCAAAGTAAGCAGTAAACTTGCCGCCAGTAACGGAAGCAGGTAGGCTGGTACTAGCTGGTGAGCCGGTATCAGTAGTCAATGCTACCCGAGTCGAGCCTTTGTACACCGACACTTTATAAACGTCAGTAGCAGGAGTGGTGTAAGAGAACTCTACTTTTAGTTTCCGGTTTTGAAGTCCGGTCGGTAAAGTAAAAGGGTAGTAGCCACCGGATGTGCTACTTTCAGTAGTAGCAGCATTGCTGATACTAAAGGCAGTAGTGACAATCGGGTTGAGTGGAGAGTTGCTACCAGTAACGACAGAAGTGCCTGTCCACCCCGTAGTACCGTCAGCACCGCTGGAATTGAGTACCGCGTTGATTTCACCAGCACCGCCAGAAGCACTTGCCCAGCTGGTGTTGGTACCGTCCGTTTTCAAGTACTTGTTGGCACTACTTCCTTGGCTAGGCAACAGAGCGTTCAGTGCTGCGTTGGCTGTCGTTTGTCCGGTACCGCCATTGCCAATAGCAACTGTGCCGGTCACGTTGGCAGCATTGCCACTGATATTGCCACTGACTTGGCTGCCGGGAAGTGACAAAGACGATAACGTTGTCAGTGTGTTATTGCTGGTCGCCGTGATATTGGCCGCAGTACCAGTAGTATTCTGGTTTAGTGTGGGGACATCAGCTGCTTGAATCGCCGACAATAGTGTGTTTGTTCCGTTGGAACGGAGATATTGACCTGAGACTTGCGTTCCGGCCAGCGCTGTCAGGGCCGCTTGCTGTGTGGTTTGTCCGGTACCACCATTAGCGATTGCTACAGTTCCCGTCACATTGGCGGCAGTTCCCGACACGTTACCTGTCACGTTACCTGTCAAAGAAGCAGTAATGACGTTGGCAGAAAAGTCGCCCAAAGCATCACGTTGAACAAGGGCGCTGCCTGTGTTAGTGGCATCATAACGAACCCAGCTAGTCGTACCATCACCATTGGCATTGGCCAGGGCGTACTTAGTTCCTGGAGTACCTGCAGTATTTGGTAGAATAAAATCATAGTCACTACCAAGTCCCACTGGAGCTGACATCGAAATTTTAAAAGCAGCACCATCCTTATAGAATTTCAACTTGGGAGTACCGCCCGCCGTTCCTTCTTGCCTGACTTCGGCATCTACTAATCTGGAGTTGTCCCGAATAACGCCACCACTAAGTACTTTATTTGTCAGCGTTTGTTGTACGTCTTCGGCGACAAGAACAGCAGCCCCGGTACTAAGCTTCGGAGGCAGCTTAACTTCGACCGCGCCAGTGTATGTGCCGTCATTGGGTTTGAGTGTAATTTCTTGGCTGTCTTTGCGGAATACCGCCGCAACAATCTCACGTAACGTACCGAAAATCTTCATGTTTTGCTACCTTTCCTTTAGGGTTGCTGCCCTTGTTATACTAGCCGGGCCTGTGCCCGACTCGTGACTAGTATACTCTGCCGCTACGACAGAGTCTACATCTTACAATTTCTTGACGATAACTGTCCAAGTGCCTGTGGCTGTGCCGACTCTCACCAAGTCTACAGCATCAACTGTAGTACGAGTCTCGCTGTCAACGTACACCGTCTCGTAGTTTTCGTCGTAAATGGTAATTGAGACTTCGCGGCTATTGAGACTATGCGTAACGGTCTTGCTATTGCCTTCCGCTACTGTCCAAGTTGTTGAAAACCGAGGACCAGAAGCAGCTGCTACGTAAGACTTCATCGCGCTGACGCTAGGAGCTTGGTCGGTCTCGCTGCCTGCTGTCGAGTTTACTACAGCTGCATCTCGGGCCCTGGTGTCTGTAAAATACTTGGCTGTGCCCTCTGCAATGTCATCAGTGTCTAGGGTGACAGCTGCAGTTTGTCCGTTGACAGACTGTACCGGAGCGCCAGCAGCATCGATATAACCCGCCGGGTTACTGGCGTCGTACTTGGCATTGAGGGCTGTCTGTGTTGCTGTAGAAATTGGCTTATCAGCATCAGATGTATTGTCTACATTTCCAAGACCTACATCACTTTTGGTGACGGCAGCAAAGCTCTTGTTACCATTCCAGAATTGCGAGGCATTGCCACTGCCGGTAATCGCAGGTTCTTTGTTATTGAACGTGTCCCAGTCTGTGCTGGACAAATACCCGTCAGTATTGGTATCTGCTTGTGAGATGCTAATGCTAGGTAACGCAGCGACACTGTTGTCAATTGACAAAGGACCACTGACAGAAATAGTTTCTACTACGCCGCTACCAGCTGCTTTCCACTCCAGCGCTGTACCGGCAGAGTTCAAGGCCAGTACTTTAGTGGCATTGCTGGTGTACGAGGGAAGCAAATTTTCCATTGCTTCTGCTGCTGTAGCTGCTCCGGTACCACCTTTGCCTATGTCCAAAATGCTGCCTGTAGCAAGGTCTGTGGCAGTGTCGGCATTGCCAGTGACATTGCCTGTCAAGTTGCCGGTAACATTGCCAGTAACATCTCCTGTGACGTTTCCGGTCAAATCGCCTGTGACGTTTCCAGTCACGTTACCTGTGACATTTCCTGTAAGGTTACCAGTGACATTGCCTGTCACATTACCAGTAAGGTCGCCGTCAAAAGTATCTGCTTGTACTACGCCATTGGAGATGGTAACTTTTACCGTAGGAGTGCCAGAGACTGTCTTAAAGAATTGTGCCGTATCGGAATAGAAGTTTACTTGATTAATCTCGTGGTCATCGGTACCAAGGTTGATAGTACCACCAATGCCGCTGCCACCCAAAGCCGTGTCATTGGGCTCGACTTCAATACTGCCCTTTGACTGTATGTTCAGTGTTTCACTGGCATCGACGACGAAAGTACTGGCAAGTGCGTCAATTCTTTGCAAATTATAGACTGCATCGGCGCTGAGGTCGGAGTCTACTTTGAGTTTCAAATAACGGGTAAGTGTGGTAAAAGCCACGGTGTTTTCCCCTCAATGTTTATATGGGGTTAGTGTAGCACAAGTCATGCCAGGAGTCAAGAAAGGGCCCGCCAGCCTCAGCCAGCGAGCCCCGAAGAGTCCACCAAAGCACCAGAAGGTACTTCAGAAAGCGGACTCGTATGGTCTGGGTAGCCGCCCAGTTCGCTCACCACTCTGCACCCGGGCCACTGGCCCCTGGCAGGTGACGCCAGCCAAAGCCTTACGGCTTCTCGACAAATTCAACAAAGAAAGTCACTTTGCCTGCAGTAGCTGCGTTAGTAACAATTTTCAAAAGTAACTCTTGAGCACTTGGGTCGCTGTTTGGGAGCGCCGGTGTTGATGATGCCAGTGCGACTGAACGATTGGATGCTCCACCTGTAAAGTCGGTTGAAGCACTCAATTGCACTCCGCCGGCCCATAGTTGAAGGGCCGTGGCACCTGTAACAGCGGCTTCACGCGTTGCCCAAACACCAGTAACTACTGCATTGGCTGGCAATTTGACGCCAAACCCGTAATTACCTACAGCGCCGCCATCTTTGCTAAAGTCCCAAGTAACTGCTTGGACTTGTTTAGCAAATTGCAGTACTGCGGCTTCGCGCTTATTGATGCGACCGTAGGACAAGAGACCAGCTTCTGTGCGAAGAGGAGATTTCATGGTATGTTCCTTTCAAGTGAGGGACAAGCAAGGGGCGACATGCCCCCTGCTCCCTAGCTAAGTATGCTTAAGAATTGGTAAATCCGTCAATTACACCAATGCTCGCGGGATGTTTACAGATGAGAACACCTTTGGCATTGAGGTAGCTGACCATCGAGTTTCTGTATCCGCCGTCCACTTTCAGGTGGAAGTCAGTCATGTCTTGACCTTTGACGGTTTCAAAGTCAGAGCCGTGGAACTCAAGGACTTTCTCGCCGCCTTTGGTTTCTGGCAAGCAGTAAATTTTGTTCTGTGGGCAGAACTCAGACTCATTGCACTCAAGAACATCGTTGCCGTGAACGTAAGCAAAGAACTTGACACCGCGCTTGTTATCGTCGATAGTTTGGAAGCGGCGGTCTGTCTCACGTGACTCGATAAGAGTGTTGTGCGACTCTGGTGCCATGGTGAGCATCTTCCAGCGGTAACGGTCTTGACCGACTGCCAATTTCACTGCGCTCATCAGCTTTTGAATGTGCTTGACATCAAGGGGGTTGCCGCCTGCGTCATAGCGAGTAGCTGCTGTTGCGCCACTCATGGTGATGCCGTGAATGACTCGACCGTCCCATGCTGCTAGTGACTCAAGTCCTGCCATAACTTCTGATACGGTGCCGTAGTCAGAAATGCTGGACAAGTTAATGTTCTTGGTTGGTTGGCCAAAACGATAAAGAACGTCACCAGCTGTTGGTGTGTATCCAGTAATCGTTAGGGCTGCACCAGACGAGCTGACTGCTTGTAGGGTGACTTGGTTTGTGTCGCGATTTTTCGACAAGACTTTCCAAGCTGAAAATGTGCCGCCGCTAACTGTGGGGCTAGCTGCCGAACCACCAGCTGTGTAGCTGACTAAGAGGTCGTCAAACTCGAAGAGACCAACGTGACCACGACCGGAGGTGCTGAGCGTTATAACAGCCGAGCTGCCCGATGTAGTAGCCGAGCTGATGGTACCGAGGACGCCGGTGCCGTCGCCGTAAAGGTCTGCTGCCAAGCGGCGCTTAGCTGCCGACAGTTTGCTTTCGACTTCGATTTGGATGGGGTCACCGTACTTCTCTGGGTTCTTACGAGCGCGGTCAAAAACTGCATAGTCAACTTCAATGGTTGAGTCCATCTCTTTCAAGACGGCTGCATATTCTTGGAGGCTGACGTTTTGGCTGCCTGGGAATGCCCGGCTTGGTGTTCCTGGGTTGGCGTATTGGATGGCTGCCGGCCCAAGGCTTGTTTGGAACATGAAGCGGAGTTCACGTGCCAGTGAGTTTGCAACTTTGGCTCTCTTGACCATTTCGTAGTCACGGTAGTCTGTCGAGATTTGGTTGCGGATACCGTTGCTGAACGCGATTTGAATCAACAAACCTAAAGGAATGTTTGCATTTTGGGCGTTGGACGCCGATGTAATGTTACTGTATGCCATGATGTTTTTTCTTTCTTGTTATTTTGTGTGAATGATTTTACTTTGTTCCGAATGCTTTACCGTACTTTGACCAGTTCTTGAAAAGAGCTCCGAGGTTGCCTTCCTTTGCCAAGTTCATGGCCTCTTGCCCAACATTGCTGGACTTGTAGCCTGCACTAATGGCAGCTTGAGCACTCTCAGTTGCTTCTCTTTTCTTTTGTTCCACAGCCTTAGCCGCCTTTTTCTCAGCCTGTACGTTGATTCTCTTGCGAAGAGCCGCCGACACAGCTTTGAACTCACGGTCCACTAAGTCTGCAGTAAGGGGTACACCTTTTTCTTCATAAGGCTCAAGACGTTTCAGGGCATTATTCCAAAGCATCTCGTCAAACATGGACTCGGTGTCAGCATCGCCTAGCTTGTCCGCAAACCGGTAGCGGTCAAACGCAGGGTGTACTGTACCTTCCAGTGACTTGAGACTCGCAGCTTCTTTTTCAGCCAGTATCGAATTGCGGAAGTCTTCTTGTTCCTTGCGGAGTCGGGCCAGTTCGGCCTCACGAGTAGCTTCGCGTTCCTTGGCTTCAAAGAGTTCTTTTTGAGCAGGTGTTGCTTTTTGTAGAAAGTTGTACCGGTCGATGCGGGATTTCTCCCAATCATCAAAGGCTCCTTTGCGTCCTTCGAGTAGGTCCACCAAAGCAGCTACGCCACCATTTTGGTAAGCGTTCTCTAGGGTTTCCCAGCTACTGGACAAGTCTTTGACTTTGCCTTCGAGTTCGGTCTTGGCTGACAGGGCTTGGTCACGCTCTGCTTGCCACTTTCTCGCCCCATGTGCCATCTGCACATATTTCTTGAGCTTTTCCTTATCGTTCCAATCAATCTGTATCTTGCGCTTACCCTTGTCGTCGGTCACAGTAATCGATTCAGACCCGGAAGGTGTCTCAGTTTTTGCAGTGGCCTCTGCGGGGCCAGACTGAGAGTCTTCGGCGGTATCATCACTGGCTGATGCTTCAGGTTCGATGCCGTCTACAGTTGACTCACTAGTGGTCACATAGGACTCGTCTCCCTCTACTCCGCCATACGTCACGTCACTGGTGGAAGAAGAGTCGTCGCCTGCGACCGAAGCGTTGCCTGTCCTCAAAGCCGAAGCAAGTTCTGCAATATTGGACGAGCTAGAAAGAATATTAGACACTGGTAACTCCTTTGGTCCGTCCGGCATTGAGCCTAGATGGGACTACGTTGGTATATGCTATGAAACATACCAGAGAGTTACACCAGCTGTCAAGTACTTATGGCTTGAAGATTCGATTTTTTGTAGGGCGGATTTGTAAATGGACCCAAGTAGGCGTAAAGTTAGGGTCTTCCAGGTAAAGTCCAGCACGAATGAGAACGTCGAGATTGGCTTGGCACCACTCTGCAAACTTCTTGTCGGGGTCTCGAAAGTCACAGGCTTCGCACGTCATGTGAGCCGAGCGCCTGGCACCACCAACAGCTGCGTTGACGGCGGCGGGACGATAACCCGAAGATACTACTAGGGGTTTACCGTAGGAGCGGCGGACAATGTTCAGAGCAGTGAGCAGTCGAGCTAGGTTACTCTCTTGAATCTCAGTGAGGGGGTGGGCCTTGTCTCGGCCCATGAGTACTTCAGCGCGGGTTATCATAGATTTACCATGGGGGGTACGCCGGCGGGTTGTCCGGGTTCTGGAGCGGGGGCTCCCTCTAGTCCCGGTGTGGGACCCGGAGGAAGAGTTTGTCCTGGCATTGCTGCGGCTTGACCGCCTCCGCCGGTGAGTGCCGCCTTTTCTTGAGCAGCGACTAGTACTCGGTCTCGGATGTGCTGCTTGCACATCTCGCGCATGTCTGGCTCTAATGATTGAAACTCCTGAGTCATGAAATATTCTAGTGCCCACGATATCATGTTCTCGTGGTCCATGAGGTCTTCGGGTGGAAGGTAGCGACCTGTAGCAATCATTTCGTCAAAGATTTCTTTCTGGCGATTCTCTGCCAGGGCCAGTCTGTCGTACATGCCTTCGAGTTCATTGAGCTTCATGAGCTTGAGGCTGGTGCGGGCTGGTACTCCGGCCTTCTCAAAGAGAGGCTGCATCATGAGGATTTCTTCACGACGACTCATGGGGTCAAGAGACAAGGACACGCCGTACTCACCAATAACGTCATAGCCACCGTCTACGTCAGTACCCTTCAAGTCTACGGACTCTAAGGCATTTTCTCGACCAAGAACACTAATGCTACGCTCTATAGACCAGTGCTTTACTATCAAGTTTAAGAGTGCTTTGTACACAGACTCGACAACAAGCACGTATTTATTGAAGATTCTACGCCTTATCATGTTGCCTTGATTTGTCGCGTAGTTCATTGACGTGCCAGAGGTCTCTCTTTTTTGAATACCAAACATAGCATCATTTACACCCATTCCGTCATTGATGCCTTGGATTTGGCTCATCCTGGTCGTGACCATCTCGGGCATGAGCTGCGGCACTTCCATGAAGTATGGAGTTTGATTGCCTGACACTTTGATGACATCCCAGGGACTATTAGACAAGGACGTGTCTACTTCGGCGGCGTCGTTGACAACAAGCCGAGCAGCGCCGTGAGCGTAAATGTTGTCCATAGTAGCGGTGTCAATCTTGAGCACATTGTCTTGAAGTATTGACACGTACTCGACAGCAGAACGACCATAGGGCGTGTTGGACACGTCAATGTCTGTCAGGATGTGATAGGGTAGTCCAGCTTGCTCGGGTATTTTCTTGAGACGCTCTTCGATAACGTCCTCGGGCAAGTCAGACTCGACAATGCGACGAGCAGCTCCAGCTTTCTTGAAGCGAAAGGGCGAAGGACGGCAGGGCTCAATCACCTTTCCAGCGCTGGTCATGAGACAGAATCGGCCCATGTACCCGTTACTGGGTAGTCCAGTTTCCCAATACTGTAAGAGTTCTACGCTGTTGTATTTGGTATCGGCTAGGGCAGACTTATTTGTACCCCACTTGCTGGTGGCCTCTTCCTTTTCTGACATTTTAGCAGCAGTCAACTCTTCTTTCTTGTCGGGCCACATGGTACAAGCTTCGTCGTAGTCCATGTACACGCGCTCGATAATCCACTTCACGTCCTTCCACGACCGAGCATCTGGGTCCAGAAAGATATTCCATATAAAGGGCACAGTAATGGAAATGTCACCCTCTAGCTTGACTTCTCCACTTTCCTCATTGAACTCAATGATGTCACCCTTGTTACTGTCCCATATAGTCTTGGCAATTCCGGTGCCGTAGACCAAAGTACTGAGTGTCAACTGGTCAAAGTTTTCTTGCATCTGATATTGGCGTATGGCCCAGCGAGCAACGCGGTCAGCAGCATCAGCACGCCTGTGGTCTTCTTGGTCTGAGGTCGAAGGTTTGAAAACGACACTTGGCGGATTGGCGGACATTTGCGCATGAAGAAAGCGCAAGTTCTTGAACACATAAACATTATTGCTGTCAGCCGGGGACTGGTCTACGCCATCTATCATTGCTGATGCGTAGTTGTTGAAGTCAAAGTTACTGGTACGATACACCGACCGTTCATTGGCGGCCCAGCGGATTTCCATATCTTTGCGGTGTTGTGAGGCGTCCTCAAAGCGCTTCATGATATTCTTTGAAGCGAGAGCATCGTCCCAAGCTGTAATCTTTATGGCCATGGTCGTAGTGTCCTAAAAATAATAACCAAACTTCCGCATTACTGGTTCTATCATATCCATGAGATTTTGTATACGGGGAGTGCAGGGCTTTTTTTGTCGCAAGGATTCTTGCAGCTTCTTGAGAACAAGAAAATCCTGTAAGCACCCGGCACCACTGTCAATACTCTCGATGCGTTCACGTACTCGGTCCTCGATACTCGGGCCCTTGTGACATTCTTCCTTGCGGGGCATCGGCACGTCTTTAATGCTGATGGAGATTCCTATGGTCTTACCTGGAGCGTCGCGCATAATTTCTTCCCCTTCGAGCTAAGGCTTGTCTTGCGACTTTAAGGCGTTGAGTTTCTTCGGCTACTTTGCGCTGGGTGTGCTGTTGCCAAAGAGCACTTTGCCATGTCATGTTGGCGGGTATTGGAACTTCTCTTTTCGGGAGGTTGTCAATGAAGTAAGCAGCGGTATCGTGTAAGTGATAGTCATTACTGGACACTATTTTGTTTTCTTTGCTCTCAGACCAGCGCATGCCCGAGAGTTCCTCTATCAGCGCCTCACAATGTGGGGCTATTCGCACTTTGGACCCCAGAGCCTGCTGTAGATTTTTTATCATTTCAATCTTGCGGCCTGCTTTGTCGTAGACGGCTGTGTACTTGATGCCCATTTGTGCTGCTTGGTGTACAAACCAAGGCTCAGTATCAGACACGCGCTTGACTATATTGTGACCGTAGGAGAGTTTTTGCACCGTGTTCACGATTTCAGTGGGGACAAAGACACCTTTGACGTACTCGGCCTTGATGCAGTACCATATTCCCGTGTTCGGGTCTTCGGCCCAGAGCGTGTATCCTAACGCGGAGCTGGACGCGGGGTCCACTGACTCAACATGTCGCCAGAGCGGGCTATAATTCTGCGGCATTTCTACCATGGTGTCGGTATTGAGTTGGTATACCGCGTTGTCGTCACTCATCCAGTCGCCATAGAGACGACTATTTCTGACATGTTCTGGCAAATGTGCCAATGAAGTCAATACGTCATCTCTACGCTGGGGGTCAGAATAGAGAGGATTGTCAAGCATCTTGAAGCGGTAGGTCTTGGCCAGCGGTTCTTCTAGGGCATCGACAAATTTTTGCACTTTGATGTTGCGAACAAGGGGAGTAAAGGACGCAAGAAAGAACCCGTCCCGGGCTTGGCGGCGTATCATAGCTTCGCTCAAGACTTCTACAGTCGGAGGCAACTCGTCCACCCACACAATATGAGCCACGTAAGACTGGAGTCGTTCTCGGGCCATGTTCGGGTTTTCGAGGGACTGAAAAACTATCTTATTGCCGCTGTCCAGCTCAAGACGTTGGATGATGTTACCGATGCGGACTTCTTTGTAGGTGCCGGGTTCTAGGTAGGACCGTATCTTGGGCAGTAGTGATTCTTCGATTTGCTTGCCGGACCTGCCGCAGACCACAGCCAAGAGTGGCTCATTGCCCCAGTTCGCGGGTCTTTTCCATGTCGGGTGAGTTTCTGTCAGTACCCAGGTAAGGATTCTGGCGCAAGTCTGTGATTTTCCTGATTGATTTCCCGCTCGTATAATCTGAAACTTGTGCTTACTAATATCGTCAATGACTTGTTGCTGAGCTGGAGTAGGCTTACTGTCTGGGTTTGCCGGGTCAAAACACTCCTGCTTCCGGAGCTTTTCGAGCTTCTCCAGAGCGGCAAGGAATAATTTGTCAGACACAGCGGACATCTCAGTCCTCTTGCAGTACCTGCACTGAAGTCACAGTAACGGAGCTAGCGGCCTCGGTGCTTATTACGACTTCGCCCAGAGAAAGTAGCGGCAGGTGAGTTTGGTCTGCTAGTACATCGCTGTTTAGCTTGATGTAATAGTTTCCGGCACCTGTGATACTTACCGTCTTGGCGTCTACAGGTGTTGCTGTACCTAGACTAGTTCTTAGTTTGGCTGTGACAGTACCAGCAGCGGCGCTTACGGCTATGGCCAAGACAATGTTCTTGCTGCCACCGGCGGTAATTGGAAACTTTTTGCTGATTGCGGCATTGGTTTGGCTGGCACCGATAGGTCCCAGGTTTGGTAGGGTAACTGTATTTGGCACCCAAGCGTTCATGATAGTGCTCCTAGAAAGAACTTCAATGAAGACACTATCATAGTCTCAAACAGTAGGCAAGAAAAAAGGGAGCCTACTTGGCTCCCCCGTGCTAACTGCCTAATTTCTTAAGTGTTAGTACTTGTAACGAACGTAAATGACATCACCAACGATGGGTTGGCTAGGCTGACCAGAAGCGATACGACCGGAGAAGGCCAAGCGGCTGACGCCACCGACTGTGGACACGGTGTAATCGTCACCTTCATGCAAGTACAGAGGACCGTAGAACATGAATGTGCTGTCTGGTTTGGCTTCGTGTGACAGGTCAAGGTACTGATTGTCCAAGTCAGTTTGTGTAATCGTGAACTTGGCGCGGCCATCAACAACTGCTTCCAAGGCACCAACGCGAACGTCCAAGGCACTGTCAGCGGCTTCACGAGCAGCTTGCTCAGCAGCATCGGCTGCTTCACGTGCAGCTTGTTCCGCGGCCAGGGCAGCGTTATTGCTCAGGACATAGCTGGCAAAGGCAGAGTCATTTTCAGTGTCAACGCTGTTGATGAGGTCAACAATTTCTTTGAACGAATCTGCATCGGCAGTGGCTGCGTTCAAAATCGCGTCAATACGAGCTTTTTCTGTATCAACTTGAGACTGAAGATTGGCATCACCAGCAAGCCGAAGCGCGGCTTCAGCAGCAGTATCGCCTCCAGTAGAAATAACCAAAGCGTCGATTTGGTCTTGGAGGTCTTGGTCTGCTTCATCAACGTACGTTTTGGTTGTTGGGTCAGCTTCGAGAACATCGAGACGGGCATCAAGGGCAGCATCTTCTGCTTGACGTGCAGCTTGTTCTGCACTAATTGCGCTTTGACGAGCTGATTCTTCAGCAGAAACAGCCGCTTGGCGGGCACTGACTTCTTGGTCAATGGCGTCTTGCAGGTCGTTGTCAGCAGCCAAACGAGCGGCGGCTTCGGCATCGATGTTGCTTTGTAGAGTAGAGTCAGCTGCTTCGCGGGCAGATTCTTCGGCATCAAGGTTTGACTGAAGAGCGCTGTCACCGGCTTGGCGGTTTGACACTTCTTGCGCCAAGGCAGCGTCGTTGCTTAAAACATAGCTAGCAAAAGCACTGTCATTGTCGGTATCTACGCTGTTGATGAGCTGGACAATCTCAGCGAACGAGTCTTTGTCAGCGTCAGCAGCGAGAAGAATCGCATCAATACGACCCTTTTCAACGTCAATGGCACCTTGTAGGTTAGAATCAGCAGTTTCACGAGCAGATTGTTCTGCTGCAACTTGACCTTCCACCCAGGTTTTGTTGGCTGCATCAGTTCCAGCTTCAGGAGCGGAAACTCCACTCAGCTTATTGTCACCAAAGTTGACGTTGTATTGAAGGAAAGATTCGTCAAGGAATCCATCGACATTAGATTGAATAATCAAATTACCGACAGGACTTGATTGTCCTCCACCAGTTTGTACTGTGTATATGTGGCGGAACGACTGGTTTCCGTAAGACCATTCAGCACCGTTAAAGTTAATCCTATCATATCCGTTATAGTCGTACCAAGAACGATAAGCAACTACGTCATACATACCACTACTGGAAGCATTTTCTGCGGCAATAAATGCTACGTATTTTTTAGCACTGTCTAGTGTTGGTGGTGAAGAAAACACAAATTGAACATTTGTATCTACAGTGCTAGATATTGGTAATGTTTGTTTAGCTATCAAGTCAGATGTAGCAAGAACATCCCCTGTTGGCTGTCTTGTAGTGCTATTATATTCGTAAATAAGAACTTTTAAACTACCAGAAACTGTTGATGAAGGTCGTCTAAGTACCCAAGTAAAAGAAGTTAGTTGACCACTAACACCACCAAAAGTTTGTCCATTTTTTTCTGTAGTTGGCGACCAGTTATCAATCGGGGCCTGAGTTTCTAGCGTGCCAGGTGTTTCATCTAAAAAACTAATTGTCTGAGTGCTTCCGCCTCCGCCAGAACTAACTTGACGCTCTTCCGATGGAGTTTCTTTAATCCAATACAATCCGTCGTAACGGAGAACATCGCCGCTACCAGGACTTGACATTGTAACGTCTGTAAGACTGTCTAATGACAGGCTGTTTACTGCTGATTGCAGTGAGTTGATTGCTGATTCGCGAGCTGATTGCTCAGCTGCCACTGCTGTATCAGTGTAGTTATCGGTGTAGCTCTTACGCGCTAAGTCATTTCCTGACGTGGGGTCTGAAGAAACTTGAGGTACTCTCAAGAATTGGAGAACACTGTCGAGGTCGATTTTCATCAACTCGACATCACTACCGTCCGCTGCTAGTGCCCGAATCGCCTCGTTGTTCAGGAGCCGCAGTTTGCTCCCGTCGATGGCGTTCGGGGCGATAAAGCCCTTTTTAATCTGTGCCATGTGTCATACCCTTCAAAAATGATTAGTAAAAATAGTCTACTTGGAGTATATCACCTACTTCCAAGAGACCATCAAGTCCGAGTTCGTTCCACAATACTTGTTTTTCCGAGATAGTAAAATCCAGGCCCAAGAATTGAGTACATCCTTCACGTGGTGTTATGGACACATTATAACCCAGAGCGGGGGCTAAAGTCAACTGTAAACTTTTAGTTAAAAGATGATTGGCAGTTATGGTAATTCTTTCGGATATAGACTTTTTTATGGCCTCAAATTCAACAGTACCCGCCGGTCCCCAGTAAGCAACTTCGATGTCACACTCTACGTCACTTTCCCAGCAAAAGGTCACGCCTTTGGTATTGACTTGACCCGAGGAGTATCCCGAGGTGGTGTAGTATCCTGAAGAATTAATATCAGAAAAGAATCGTACTTCAGTATTTGCCTGCCGTACTCTCCACGTGATATTAGTACAACCGTCGGGAAAATAAAAAGCTACACGATTTTCAGGTATTACGTGTAAAGCTGAAACAGCAAATTGATTTGCCGGAGCTACCGCCGTATTTGTAATTTCTACTATTGCACCAGCCGAGCCAGACGGTGTTACTGCGGCCATGGTTAGCCTCCGCTTTCAATGATGCGGATATCACAGGGGCCGTCTACAGCAGTGGCGTAAAGCGCAACCCCGGATTGTATGTCGAGGCCCAGAGCATCCTTGGGTCCGATGGGCCAGCCATTGTTTTGATTTGCCTTATCAACAGTTTCGCCCACGTATATAGTACCAGAGGTAGACCAATTTTTGACGGCAATCGCGGTTCTGTCAGTAAGCGAAGCAGGCACTAAAAGTGTGGGTTGGCTATTGACAGTTTTTTTGCTGATTCGAAGAGTAGCCCCGCCCAAGACACGAACATCGGCGGTGCCGGTAGCAACCGCTCGTACCGATAGTTCATAGTCACAAGTACCTGTATATGTTACCTTGACTCGAAGACGGGTCGGTACTGTACCAGTTCTTTTTTGAACAATCTGGGGAGTAGGAGCATTGACTGTAGGAAGAGTGGTAAGTAGGACTTCTTTGTTGCCATTGTCCAAGATACCATACACGTCAACAGTGATGTCCCCAGCTGTGGAATTTACCCACAGCATGAACAGCGCTGCATCAGATTGTATGCTGAAGTCTTTGACGGTCGTGCCGCTACTTGTCGGCGCTTCCTTCAGAAGTACTTCTTGTAGACCTTGTTTCAGCATCGCTCTCAGACACTCCTACAGTACCCTCGACTTTATCAAAGGAAACGGAGGGTGTCAAGTATTTCATCCGGGTCCGGACGTATTCTTCCAATTCATTCCGAGACATACCGGCAAGCTTGTGGTCCACACTCTCTTCGGCCTGTCTTTTTGGCATCTTATTGGCGGCTTCGAGAACGAGTTTGGCAGAGTTTACTTTGGCAGTCGTGTTGGCATCTGGGTCTGACAAGACACCCTCTAATGTGTCAAGTGCCAACTGAGCGAGGTACTCCATCCGTTGCTTGAACTCTTCTTTGTTCTGCCACCAGTCCGAGAACCCGGGGATGCTCCACCAGCGACTGAGCTTCTTATCGGCCCCCATTTGCGTGGCGGCGGCCAGGGTCAAGTTCTCGGCCAGGTCACCATCGGGCGTGCCTTCGAGGCTGGACCAGAAAGCGGCCTTGGCCCGGCGCATTTCGGGCGTCGGCGCGAACACTATGTCTTGACTGGCGACGGCAAGAACCTTGCTGATGTTCTTCAAGTGAGACGACATGATGATAGCTCCTTACTAGAAACTTACTAGTAAGTACCAGACTTGTCAAGTCCGGACTGGTACTTGATAGAAACTAACTAGTCCCGTACCGGACTTGTTAGCTGCGACTAGCTCTGCAACTATCTTGGTACTAGATAGTGCCCCTTTTTACTCCCCCGCTATCATATCCTTGCTGGTATGACCTGCTCTCTGGGGGGTCTCTCGCCCTGACCTTTCTTGCTCTTGGTTTCGGTAGCTGGGTTAGCACCGACGAACCGTGGCTAGCTTGGGCTAGGGGTTGAGGGGGTAAGGCTATTGTTTCTTGTCGCTAGGATGGCCGGGTTGCTTGCCGTACTCTCCACCAGTTTACCGCTGGTGGCTCTGCGTGAGGAGGGCGAAGCGGTGAACGAAGTCACTAACAACACCTTCCGGTTCCATGCAATCGCTCTAAGAAACTGTCTCGAATTGTGGGGCCTTGTGACCTGCAGGCTAGGGGCTACCAGTTTATTACTGGCTCAACAGCGACTTCTTCGCCCGGTAGTCGGGATTCCACAACCCGATGACTCAGTATATCCAAGTCACCTTTGATGATGCCATTATTTCTTAGTTTCGTCAAGAAGTTTTTGAGCCTCGTTCATTCTTTCAGTAATCTTGCGGCATTGGTTAATGAAGACATCAGCGTCCATGGCCATCTTCATGCGGTTGCAAGTGCTGCAACAGGGGACGGTGTTGGCGAGTGTGTAGCCTTCGGTACTGGAGACTCGGTCGATGCCGTTCATGAGAGTCGTTATATTACCTCTGCGCCGGTTCTTGGCCTGGGACCTGTAACCCCTCGGAGATGCCCCGCAGTAGGTACAGTCTTGGGCGATGATTTCGTTGAATTGTTCTGGGGTTAGGAGCCATGATATCTTGCGCTTTAGGGCTGAACTAATGTAGCGGCGGAGCTGAAGTCGTGCTCCTACGTCTTTTTTGGTCTCTTTGACGGGTCTAGTTTCTAGAATTGCCGAGTGATACTCGCACTTTCCACAGGTCTTGATGCGGCCTGCTGCCACGTCAGAACCTCGAATTTCCTTAATGACTCCGCAGTCGCACTGAGCCAGCCAAAACATTCCGACTCCAGCACCCCCGGAACGTGAGGGC